ATAGAAGAATATGTAGAAGTACCCTTATCTCAAAACGAATTTGATGCCTTAGTTTGTTGGGTTTACAATTTAGGGCCAACAAATCTTAGAAATTCTACCTTGCTAATGGTTCTCAATCAGTCAAAGTTTGACGAAGTGCCAGAGCAAATAAAAAGGTGGAATAAAGCAGGTGGAGAAGTTTTAAAAGGTTTAGTCAGAAGGAGAGAGGCAGAAGCATTATTATTTGAGGGGAAAGACTGGCATAACATTTAATGGCACTATCTAAGACACAGAATAGAAGATTAGGAGCATTATTATCAGTAATGTTTGCAGAAGAACTAACTGAGGACGATTTAGAAGATGTTATTAAAGACGGTTTAGTTGTAAATAGCGAAGGTTTATTTAAGGTTACTAAAAAAGGATTAGATGAAAAAAATCGTTTATGTACTTTGGCAGGATTAAATATTAAATACAGTAGCGAAAAGAAAGGGGATCAAGACTGAAAAAAATTAAACGATCCTGATCCCCAAAATATACAGTGTAGAACTACTCTACATGTTGATTTTAAAGAAAAAACCTAAAAATTCAAAGAGATCTTTCTTCTTGCGACATTTGTTCTAAAAAGCCACTTACAGTTTCATCTATCTCTATTTCAAGGTCATCTATTTTATTCAAGATATTTTCTAAAGGTTTTTCAAGATCTTTAGTAGAAATTTCTCTCTCTACAATGCCTCGTACTCTCCCTAAGACCTTTTTATAATCTATAGTCATAATTTACTCCCAATCGTCTAGTCTAATTATTGTTAAAATCAATTTGCTTTCAGCGCAACACACAACTAAGTTCTTGCCATATTTTTTGGTTCGCCAAAGAAAAGTCGTATAGGGAAAGTATTTATGCATTGTTCTTTGAGACGTTAGCTGTTCCCATTTAAAATCTAGGGTACTTTCTCCGCTAAAGTTTCTTTTTAGTAACCATTTTTCTGCGCTTATATAAGCTTCGGTATTGTCTAATTGTTTATTTTGAAATGCCATTTTAAGTCCAACTTATATCTAGATCTTCGTATTCGTTATTTACTTCTTCTTTTTTATAAAGAGTCTTAGTAAAAAGATCTATTTCTTTATGATCAGCGTTCTGATGTAAAGCTTCCTCTACATAGCCATACCAACTTGTAGAATCGCCGTCCTCTTTTGCTTGGCAACCTGTAACTTGCATTACCTCTTGTTTTGTTATTTCTATCTCTCCTGAGAAATCCTCTATAACTGTAGTAGTAATTACTTTAGTTCTTCTGCCTTCTATGTAAAATTTCATATTATTCAAACTCTCCGCCTATAGAATTTCCGCCAATATCTGATCCTGCTAGAAAAGCTTCAAAGATACCTTTTCTACTAACAGGAATATCCCTTGAAGAAATTGTCAATTTTTCTTTATCTGAATTGAAGTATTTTTTAGCTTTCCTTATAGAAGTAAAAATCATTGTGTAATCTCTATCTTCATCTTCTACTATGTAAATTTTCATTTAGATCCCCCTTGTATAAGTTGTAATGGTTTTCCGTTTGGATATTTAACTACGCTAAGCCAAAGGATAAAATCCTCTGTATCTAAGACATTAGATAAATCTTCTAAAGAAACTTTATCTATATCAATCTTGGCATATTTTTCTTTTAGATAGTTCATAACTGTAAAATAATTCATGGTAACCTCTCGTAAGTTGGTTCAATTTTAGATCTACTATATTTTTTTATAGTTCCTAATTCCTCATCTAAGAATAAGACCTTGCCCTTTGTATCGTAGCCACAGAATGTGCCAAAGATACATTGGTTTTTGACCTTACATCTTTTTCCCCAGCGTAGTTCTTCAAGCATCTATACCTCCATTTGTCTTAGCTTCTTCGTAATACTGATCTATTCTTTTATCTGCTTCAAAATAAAGATCTCTTTCTATTTTTAGACCGAAAGGAAGTCTTACACTTTGAAGTTCTTTAAGACTTACTGTGCCTAGTTCTGGAAATCCTAAACCTAAATCACATAATCCCCACATTAGATCTCCGTCCTCGTGCATTTCTGTAATTAGCCAAGTAGCTGAACCTGTAGGATCAAAGAACTTTACTACTGGATAGCAGTTATCTAATCCTTCGTTTGCTTTTAGCTTCTTCTCTATCTCTTTAGTTATTAGTTTCATTGAAGTTCTCCTCTTTCTTTAAGAAAGGTTCTTAGTAAAGAGATAACTTCTGTAGATCTGAAGCCATCGTCTCCTATAACATAATTTACAGCTAAATATACTTCTTCTTCTGTATATAAATTTTCTTTTTTAGGTTTTTCTTCCTCTAAAGAAAAGACTTGCTCGTTTATCATTAGATCTACTAATTCGTTAAGAGTACATTCTTTTAGGTAATCGCTAGACCACCTATTGCGATACTCCTCTCTTAGATCTTCTTCGGTAATACCGTGTTCTTTTATAAGTTCTACTACAGACTTTGCCATTACTTACTCTCCAATATGCTTTTATAAAAGTTTCCTATAATCTCATCTCGTACTTCTTGATCATCTTTTAAAGCAGAAAGAAATTGCTCTTTAGGAATGTTGTACATTTTGCCAAGCTTTTTTAGATAAGTATCAAAACCGACTGTATGTAATGCTACAAGATAAGCTTCTTGACTTATAGGTTTTTCAAATATATGTTTATCCATTACTTACTCTCCTCGGTAAAGACAAAAGATCCGCCTCTATAACCTATAAAGCCTAAGTATCTATCGTCGTTGCTTTTAAGAACCCAACCACCTTTTCTGTGGGTAGAGAACTTTTGGGAAGGCTTACTGCCTTTGTATGATTTACCAGCTAAGTCTAAAAATTCTTTCTTAGCTTCTGTAAAATTAAGTGTTTTCATTTTATTACCTCTCAATTAATTATGTAACCATTATATATTGATTATTCCAAATTGGGCATATTGAGATAAAAGTTATTAGATTGTTTTGCTATAAAAATTTTGAGGCATATAGCAACATGGTATAGAAGATCTTAAAAAGGGTATTCCATTTTGGAAAATAAAAGTTTATATTGCACAAATGTCAATAGAGTACCTCAATCACGCATTAAGAATAGAAGGACTCCCACCGACAAAAAAATTAATTTTAGTTATTTTAGGAAACTACGCAGACGAGAATGGTAGTTGCTATCCGTCTTATAAACACATCGCAAAGATGATCGGCTTACAAGACACAAAAGGAATAGTAAAAACTATTAAAGAGTTTGAGAAATTAGGATTTCTTAGAATAGAAAAAAGAAAATTAGCAAACGGATCTTATACTTCAAATAGATATCATCTTCTTATAGGTAGGGGTGTAGCGACCTCTAGGGTAGAGGTTGTACGACCTACTAATACTAAAGAAAATACTAAAGATATATATTCGGATATGTTTGAGAAGTTTTGGAAGATCTATCCAAGAAAGGTTGCAAAGAAAACAGCTTCAAAGTCTTTTGGAAAAATAGACGAGAAACATTATAAAAAAGTTTTATACGGAGCCTCTTGTTTTGCAAAAGAAAAAGAAGGAACAGACGAACAGTATATTCCTCACGCTACGACTTGGCTTAATCAAGAACGCTATATGGATTGGTTTGAAACTGACGAGAACGGTTATGCAGTTAAGCCAAAGAAAAAAAACTTAAATAATCTTGCAGGTTAAATATGAAAACTCCAGAAGAACTTGGAATAAAAATAAAACATCAACGCGAAGGAACACAGAAACTTAAATGCCCTCAATGCCAACCAGACAAACATAATATGAAAGATAACCCCCTTTCTTTTACAATTAACTCAGAAGGTTGTGTTTGGTTTTGTCATCATTGCGACTGGAAAGGATCTTATGCGGAAAAGAAGTATTCTTTTGCTAAACCTGTTAAGTCTTATACAAAACCTAAGACACCTACAGAAAGGAAAACAGAAAAGATGTATAAGTATTTTGAAAATAGAGGTATCTCTAAAAAAGTTATAGATGATCATAAAATCTTCCAAGAAGAAAGTTGGATTGGTTTTCAATACTTTAATGCAGAAGGAGTTTTAGAAAATATCAAGTATAGGGGTTTATACGATAAAGCTTTCAAACAAACACAAGGGGCAAAACCTTATTTATACAATTACAATAATGTACACGATAAAGATACTATTGTTTTTGTAGAAGGCGAAGTAGATGTTTTATCATTAGCAGAGATAGGTATGTATGCAACTAGCTTACCAAATGGCGCACCTAAAGAAGCAAAGTTTAATGAAAAAGATGCTAGGTTTTCTCCCCTCTCTAATTGTCCTTTAGAAGCAACTAAAATAATTTTATTTACTGATAAAGATGAAGCAGGAGAAGCATTACATAAAGAGTTATTGCATAGGTTTGGAAGAGATATTTGTTGGTATGTAGATATTCCTGACGAATGTAAAGATGCTAATGATGTTCTTGTTAAATATGGATCTGTTAAATTAAAAGAAATAATAGACAAGGCAGAGCCTTATCCAATAGACGGACTTTACAGGGTAAGAGATTACAGTTCACAAGTTTTAGATCTTTACGAGGGCAATTATGTAAAACCCTACGATATAGGAATGAAAGGGCTAGATGAAATCTATAAGATAATGACAGGTACTTTTCATACAATTACAGGAATACCGAATCATGGTAAATCAATTTTCCTAGATCAAATCCTTTTATCTTTGGCAGAAAAAGAAGATTGGCGATTTGCAGTATTTAGCCCAGAACATTCAACAAGTATGCATATAAGGCGATTAGTTCAAATGTACACACAGAAAAATTTTGATGAGGGTTTTAGTAACCGAATGACTAAAGATGAGTTAAGCAGAGGTATAGATTTTATTAACGAGCATTTCTTTTTTATAGAAACAAGAGATATTGTGCCAAACATAGAAAATATTTTACAAATAGCTAAATCAAGTGTTTTTAAGTATGGGGTAAATGGTCTTGTTATAGATCCTTACAACGAAGTTGATGCTAAAAGATCAGGTAATGCTAGAGAAGATGAACACATAAGAGATTTTATTTCTTTGTGTAAAAGATTTGCAAGAATTTATGAAGTTGTATGTTGGGTAGTAGCACACCCTACAAAGCTTCCTAAAGGCACAGATGGATCTTATATGCCACCTACTGCTTATGATGTATCAGGATCTGCGCATTGGCACAATCAATCAGATGCAGTATTAACAATTTACCGAGATTTTGAAGACAACACGACAAATGTAATAACAAGAAAAATAAGAGAGCAAGACCTATATGGAAAGATAGGCGAGGCAAAATTTACTTACAATATTAAGAAAAAGACTTTTGAACCTTATGAGAAGCTTGTACCTAGTGATTGGAATGAAGTTAGCTTTGATGATTAAGGTTTAAAGACATACCGTAGTTGTTTATCTTCTTACCTGATTTATAATTTTCTTTTCTAATTAATTTATTGATTTTAAAAGGCGAATAATCAACGTAATGATGTATTCTGCCAAAGCGTTTTACTATTCTTGATACGTCAGGGTGTACTTTTACTTGCATTTTAGATTTAGCTAAAGTTCCCTCTATATCGTAAAACTCTGCTGAATTACCGCCTCGTAGAGTTTGTGTGGTCATCTTCTCTTGGAGAAAAGCATTAAATTGTAACGTACACAACCCTTTTTTTAGTATATCTAGGGATAAAATCGTATCTTCGTTATATCTACCTCTCCACCTAAAAGGGATATCGTTTCTTATAAGGTTACAAGAATAGATCCTTGTATTGAGAATAAAAGGCGGGCTTTTTTGTCTTGCAGGTTGAAACATATAGTAATTAGGACCAGACATGCCAATATTTTTATATCTAAGAACAAAATCTTCCATAGCTTTAAAGACTGCCCCAGTAGAAACTTTTACTTTTTCATTTTTATTAAATCTTCTAAAAGAAGTTATGTTATCGTCCATAACCCAATGGTGATCAAAACCCTCGGAAATAGAAACGTCCCAAGCAAAATTTCTTGCAGGACCAGGACCAGTAGATTTTTCTAAACCAAGATCATCACAGGTATCATATTCTTCTTTGTATTTTAGATCTAAAACAATTAACTTTTTTTTGTGGCCCACATTTTTTAGATAGTCATTGTATTCTTGTGGTTCTACCACTATGCGATAAGGCACTTTACAATAATCTAAATATCTAGCTGTTATTAAAGAATCGTATCTGCCTTTTGATGGGATAAATATAGGATATTTAGGATTCATACCTCTTTGCTTCGGTGTCCATGTTTTCTTGTTCTGGGTACCAAATATATTTAGTTTTATCAGTAAAAGATTGATTTATTAATTTAAAAAACTTCTCTACATCTTCTTGATTTGCAAAGTGTACTAATAAAGTTCTTTCAGAAGTCAGATCTGCTTGGGAGAACTCAGGCATATCATTCCATTCTTCTAAAATATCATGCACTACAGCTTCATCTGCAACAAAAGGTATTATTTGCTCTTCGTCAAAGCCAAGAATAGATATATCAAAATTAGTATCGGTAAGTTCCTTTATTTGTTCCCAAAGTAGATCCTCGTTCCAAGAAGAATTATTTGCAATCTTATTATCTGCAATAATCAAAGCTTTTATTTGATCTTGGGTAAGATCCTTGAGGGTTATAGTAGGAATAAGTTTTAACTTAAGTTTTTTTGCGGCTTTATACCTTCCGTGTCCTGCGATTATAGAATTTTCTTGATCTATTAGAATAGGATTTACAAATCCAAACTCTTTTATAGAAGAACAGATTTGCTCTATTTGTTTTGCAGAATGATATCTAGGGTTATTCTCGTTTTCCTTTATTTCGGATATTTTCTTTTCTTCTATTCGCATAACAAAAAGAAATCGTTTGGTTGAACCTTACCTTCTGTAGCTTGAAATATGATATTCATTTCCTTTTTTCTAGGAATACGAGTACCAATTATGTATTTAGCTAAAGTGCCTTGTGGCATAACATTTCCAGTTGATCGTTGTATGCGATTAATAAACTCAGTTTGGGTTATATTTTCCTCAGATAAATATTCCTTAAGTGTCATATTTTTATTCCTTTTTGGGTTAATATAGTGTACACTTTACCATATATAGAAATAAAATGAACTTTAAATTGAATACAAACGATCCATTTGAAATACACGAAATAGATCATTTATCGCCCTCTAGTATAAATACTTTTATACAAAACAAAGAAGTTTGGATAATGCGCTATCTATTCAAATATAAGAATGGAGGATCTCCTGCAATGTGGAGGGGAACTGTTGTAGATCATGCAATAGGAAGCTTATTATTTGAAAATAGAGAAGAAGAAGCTATCTTAGAATCATCTAAAAAGGAATTTGTAAATCACTACGAAAAATGCCTTAAAGACTATCCAGATCAAGTAATAGAGCCTTCGCAAGTTCTAAAAGAACAAACAGCTTTACCTAAATATTTAAGAACTGCCTTTGATTTCTATAAGACACTAGGCAAACCAACAGATTATCAAAAGAAAGTAGAATATTTTACCGAAGAAGTACCTATACCGATTATCGGTTATATAGATCTACAGTACGAGAACATTATTAGGGATATAAAGACTACAGGTCGTATGCCTAGTGAAGTATCCTCTGCTCATGCTAGACAGCTATCTGTTTATGCAAAAGCAGAAGATTGTATGCCTGTATTAGATTATGTGTACGTTACTACGAAAAAAGCAGAAGTAGTGACATTGCGTGTAACTGATGTAGATAAGCATATAAAAGAGGTGGAAAAAGTTGCATTAGCAATAATGCGATTGCTTTCGTATTCAAATGATAAATATGAAATAGCAAATTTATCTTATCCAGACTACGACTCATGGATGTGGTCAGATCAAGAAAAAGAATTTGCTAGGACAATATGGAGTTAATTAAATGACTATTCAACTGACTTATAAAGAAGTTTGGCAAACTTTAAATGCTTTAGATCTAAGTAACTATCACGATAAAAAAGGGAACTTTACTTATTTATCATGGACAGATGCTTGGAAAATATTAATGGAACATTATCCTTATGCGACTTACGAGTTTCAAGCAGAAACTTATGAGCCAAACGGAACGGTAATGTCGCATTGTACAGTCCGTATAGGAAACCTAGAAAGAACCATGTGGTTGCCTTGTATGGATAATAAAAACAATTCATTAACAAATCCTACTAGCAGACAGATACAAGATTCTAGAATGAGATGTCTTGTTAAGTGTTTAGCTATGTATGGATTAGCACACTATATTTTTAGAGGCGAAGATCTACCAGATGCCGACAAAGATAAGGCAGAAGCAGATGCTTTAGCTAGTGGGGGTAAAAGTTATAAGTTTCGTAGCTTACCGACAAAGGACGACAAAGAAGGTGGAATTATCAACGACGATATAAACCCAACTTTATTTCTTAAAACCTTAAGAACAATGATCGGTAAAAAGACACAAGAAGATTCAGTAGCTTTATACAATCATAATAAAGAAACTATCTACAATGCTAGAGATAATGCCGACAAGGAAGAAGATATAAAAGCTTACCAAGCACTTATTGCTTTGTATGAAACTGAGGAAGAACCTGAGGTAAAAGATGAGCAAAGCAAATAGTCTTACAGATTACGTCTTTCTGTGTCTTAAAGATGGCAGTTGGTGGACTTTTTGGGAACTTCAAAAAACTATCAAAGAAAAAACAAATGGTAAGTTTTATGGAGAACCTAGCATATCTGCGGCAATAAGAAATATTAGAAAAGATCAGTATCGCGCTAGATATAAGATTGATTCTAGTATTGAAGATCCTATTGAAAGAAAAAGAATCGCTTTTAGTAAGGGTTACAAATATAGATTAATAGATTCTTTAGAAGGAGTAAAAAATGTCTAACTTTACACTTGATGATAATACTGCGGTTCTTTGGTCAGAATCTAAAGTAAAAGTAGTATTTAAAGGAAAAATAAAATACAAAGCTAGTGATGGTATAGCAAAAGAGGTCTATGGATCTATTCTTAAGTTTGAGAATAGAGAAGGGCAAACTAAATACGAGTTAGCAAGATCTGTAGGGCTACTACATTACAACAGCGAAGAAGATAAGAAAAATCCTAAAACGCCTGATATAAATGGAAAAGTTACTTTAGATGATTCTGAATTTAAGTTTGGTAGTTGGATAAAAGTATCTGAAAGGGGAACTGAGTATTTATTTGCTAGATTAGAACCCCAAGAGGAATACGAGCAAAGGCAAAATCTAACACCTTCTAAGGAAGCAGAAGCAGACTTTTAAATGAATTTGCAAGACGAGAAATGGATGCATTCTATTAGACAGTTTGCAGGTCTAGTAGAAAAAGCTGAGTATGAAGTATTTGAAGCAGAAGCAATAATAAAAAAAACTAAAGCACGACTTATGCTAGAGGCTACAGGGCAAGGGTATAAGTCTGCAGCTTCACAAGAAGTATTTGCAGAAAATTCAGATACTTTATACCAAGCGAGATTAGATCTAGGAGTAAAGAAAGGATCTCTTTCTGCTATAAAAGTTCGTCTTGATGCCGTTAAAGTTGGCTTTGAAGAATGGAGAACAAAAATGGTAAATCAGAGAGAAGAACAAAAACGTTATGGAGCATAAAAAAATAGGCTTTACTTGTAGTGCTTTTGATTTATTGCATTGTGGTCATGTAGTAATGTTACAAGAAGCAAAACAAAATTGTGATTATCTTATTGCAGGACTGCAAACAGATCCCTCTATAGATAGGAAAGATAAGAACAAGCCTATACAGTCAATCTTTGAAAGACATACACAATTATCAGCAATCAAGTATGTAGATGAAATAGTGCCTTATGATACTGAGCAAAGTCTTTTAGATCTCCTTAAAACTTTACAAATAAACATAAGATTTGTTGGCGAAGAATACAAGAATCAAAAATTTACAGGAAAAGGATTACACGAAGTTTTTTATACAAGTAGAAGGCATAGCTTTTCTACAACAGTTTTAAGACAACAATTAATAAGCATACATAACAAGGGAGCATAAATGAAACAGTTAAAAAAAGGACAACTTCTTCAAAAAGAAGGCGATGTGTTTAAAATTCTTGATATTGTTAATACAAATATTAAAGGTTTTAAAAGAGAAGAAATAGTCGTAGGTTGCCTTAAGACTACGGAAGCATTTAGTGTTTCTAAAGGAGAAATTATAAATAATCAAGAATGGCAATCATTTAGAGAGGAACAAATAGAAGTACAGTACATAGAAAGAAAAGTAATCAAAGACGAAAATAAAAAAATAATTGTCTTATCTGAAAAGATAGTAGATTTTCCTAAACCTAAATTACAAGATAAGAATATTCCTAATACTACTCTTGGTAATGCTTTTAAAGAAGCAATAAATAATAAAAAAGAAAAAGTAGTAAATATAGGCCACATTACAAACATACATGAGGAAAAAAAGAAGGAAGAAGAAAAAGAATTAGATGTTCTTGATTATAGAAACTTTGCTTCGTGTACATACAACGATTTAAGTATTCTTGGGAATGTCTTTGGCGAAAACCCAGACACTATAAAAACTTGTGCAGGGAAGTTTCAAAAAGGCATGGCTACCTTGCACATGCAGTGCTTAGATAGATTTAGAGAGAATAACATTACTATCGCAGATCTTAGGCATTATTGTCCTAATAGACAAACAGGCAAACCTTTAACGCTAAGTGGTACAATCTCAAGACTAAATAAAGCTATTTGGCATTATGGAACTAAAAAAGAGCAAGAATGTTACGGTTGGTAAAAACATTGTGTGTGGACAATGAAAGGAAGAAACCCTAATAAAAAAGAAAAAGAGCACATGGATAAAGTACAACAGTTAGGTTGTATTGTTTGCAGAAACGAATATGGAGTTTATAGTCCTGCAGAAATACATCATGTTTTTGGTAAGACAAAGAAAAATGCACATTTTTACGTTCTTCCTTTATGCTTTAGACATCATAGAGAAGGAATAAATTGTGATTTATTTGCTTCTAGACACCCATTTAAAACACAGTTTGAATTAAGATATGGTAAAGAAGAAGATCTTTTAGAACAGGTACAAGAATTATTAGGGCAAGAACTAATGACTTTATAGAATTTGCTTTGTTTTTTTGGTACTTAGCAAGGCAATAGGGAAGGAAGCTATCATCTCCTAAGTCTTTTCAAGTGAAAGTTTCCTTCTCTCAAGGTGTTTACAATATTCCATTTTGGGTTTAAAATGGTATCTATAATTAATTGAGAGAGAGTAAAATGAATAAAAATACTTTAAAGAAAGAGAACAGAGAAAGATCTTATAGAGAAGATCTATTAGAAAAACTTTACCCTATTCTTCTAGAAGCACCCCACGTAAAATCAAACGAACTTGCAACTGCTTGGGTACATACTGCTTTTGCAAATAAAAATTTAGATCTTATATTTGACTACGCTACATGGTGGGAGTCTATGTATAACGAAGGCAAAATATGGGCATACAGAGAAAAGATTTTCAAAAAGATATTGATTGTAGAATCTTTTATCTTAGGTAAAGATCACCCATTCTTAGAACTTATTTAATTAGGAGAATAAATGAAAAGAACACACACACACAGAGGACATTGCCAAGCTTGTGGTAGAGTTCAAGCAGTAGATACTCATAATAACTTTATAGCTAAACACGGATATACAGTAGATTTTGGATATTTTAGCGGAGTTTGTACAGGTTCAAATAAAAAGCCATTAGAAGTAGATAAAACATTTACAGAAGAAACAATAGAAGAATTATCAGATTGGGTAGCTAAAAAACAGATCTTATTAGAATCAGCAGAAAAGGACGAAAGTATTTTTTCTCATTATTCTATAGAAAGAAGATTTAATTCTTTTGACATAGTTCCTTTTAATTTAAGTCATGTACAAGACGAAAAGTATACTGTAGTTGCTTATACAGAGGAAAGTCTTAGAAAGCATTGTGAAGAATACAATGAAAAGGCAAGTATAGGATCTTTTAATTTTGAAAAATTATTCAGAAAGTTCCAAGATTTATATATTAAAAATATTCAAAATAGCATTTCCGATGCTCAAAGACATATAGACTTCTTAAAAAGACTTATAAGAGAGGTACACGGCAAGGACTTAATAAACGTAGCAAATGCTGAGAAGATCTTAGAAGAACTAGAAAAAGAAGCTTTAAAAGATTTTTACAAGACAGAAATGAAAAAGATCAAGCATTATGTAGGAGAGCCAATCTTAGAAGTTTGGACTAACTTTGAAATGATAGTAGAAAAGAAAACAAGTATAGGTTTAGTAGGTCTTAAATTTATACATTCTAATCCTGCTCACGCAGAATGGAATCGCAATAATTACTCAAAACAATGTCTTCTAGACGGTAAGAGAATAGCTAAACCTAAGTTAATACAACTCTTACAAGGGGATCTATAAGTAAAGCAGTTTAAAAATTCTCAGTATTCTGCTATAAAGGCAAGAATACTTGAGAATAAATGAGTAAAAAACAAGCACAAAAGAAACTTACAGAAACTCTAAAGGAACAAATAAGAATAGAATTTGTTCAAGGAATACAAGACTTAGAGGGCAAAAGAGAATATCCCACTATAGAAACCTTACAAAAAAAATTCTCAGTAGCTAAATCTACTCTCTACAGAGTCTGTCAAAACAGTAATTGGAAAACACAAAGAGAACAGTTTCAGAGAGATCTATTAGCTAAAGTAGATAAAGAAAGAATAAAAAACCTTACCGAAGAAAATAAAAAGATAGATCAAACTTCTATAGATCTAGCAAAAGCTATGTTAGCTACCGTAGGACAAGGCATAAGAAGAAATGCGCAAGATATAAACGAAGGGAAACAAGGACTTATACCAACTCAGCTTAATGCTTTAGCAAATACAGCACTTACTGCGCAAAAGATTGCTAAGTTAGCATTAGGAGAAACAACCGAAAATTTAAATGTAAATGCAAACTTCCAAGAAGCAGATGCCTTCAGAGAAGCTATGGAATTGCTTGACACAGTTGCAGAGCAACGCCGAAAAGCAGACGATAGCCCTGTACACTGATTGGCTTAAAACAGCTAGAGCAAAACAACTAGCCCCAGAAGAAAAGCACTATATATGGCTTATCCTTGCAGGAAGGGGGTGGGGAAAGACTAGAACTGGCGCACAAGATATAGCACTTTACGCACTGCGTAATCCAAACACTAATTGTGCAGTGGTAGCCCCAACACACGGAGATCTCAGGAGAGTATGCTTTAATGGACCAAGTGGCTTATTATCTATAATTCCTAAAGAGTGCTTTTTACAAGAAAAAGGTTATAAAGGTTATTCTTCAAGTATATCCGAAATAAGACTTTTTAATGGTTCTAAGATAATCGGTTATGCGGCAATAGATCCAGATAGACTTAGAGGGCCACAATTCCACAGAGCTTGGTGTGACGAACTTGCAGCTTGGAGATATCCAGAAGCATTTGATCAATTAATGTTTGGCTTAAGATTAGGAGATAACCCTAAGTGTGTTATTACTACTACACCTAAACCTACAAAGATAATAAAAAGCTTATTAGAAAGAAAAGATTGTGTAGTAACTAAGGGATCTACTTTTGAAAACGAAGATAACTTAGCTGAGTCTGCTCTTTCTATGCTCAAAGATAGATACGAGGGAACTGTATTAGGAAGGCAAGAATTATTTGCAGAAGTCATAGATCAATTTGATGGCGCTCTATGGACACCGCAAATGATAGAGGAAACTAGGTTATCAAGCGACTTTGAGAAGGAACTAAAAAATATAATAGTAGCTATAGATCCTGCAGTAACAGCTAATAAAAACTCCGACGAAACAGGAATAATTGTTGTAGGTAGGGATTACAATAATGTATTCTATGTACTAGAAGATTTGTCTGGGCGGTATTCTCCAGATAAATGGGCTAGAATAGCAATAAATGCATTTTACGATTGGGAAGCAGATCGCATTGTTGCAGAGGTAAATAACGGAGGCGACCTTGTGGAAAGATTGTTGCGAAGTGTAGATACCAATATTCCTTTTAGAAGTGTACACGCTACTAGGGGAAAGATTCTAAGAGCAGAACCAATATCTGCTTTATACGAACAAAAGAGGGTACATCACTTAGGAGTATTTACTGAACTTGAGTCACAGATGTGTACTTATAACGGTGAGAACCAAGAAAGTCCAGATAGATTAGATGCCTTAGTTTGGGGTTTAAGCGAATTAAACAAATCAGCTGGAAATGTTAATTGGAGAATTAGCTAATGGCATTAATAGACAATATAAGAAACCTATTTAGAAACGAAGAAAAACAAGAACCTTCTAATATGGTTGGTTACTTTGGGGTTGGATCTGGCGATGCTAAAAATTATAAATACCAAGATCTTGCAAAAGAAGGCTACCTAAAAAATGCCATAGTTTATCGTTGTGTAAATGAAATAAGTAAGGGCGCAGGTGCAGTTGATTACATGATAAAGAATGATGATACTGTTCTTGAAAGCCACCCCCTTTTAGATCTATTAGATAGACCAAATCCTTTACAATCCTCAAGCGAGTTTTTCAATAGCTTATTTGGTTTTTTACTGCTAAGCGGAAATGCTTATATTCTAAAAGTAGGATCAGAGGTTGGTGCACCTAGAGAGTTACATCTACTAAGACCAGACAGAATACAAATTAAAGGTGGCGGAAAGCCAATACCAGACAGATACGAATATGTTGTAAATGGCAGAATACAAAATGTCTTTGAGGTAGATCAAGATACAGGTATATCAGAAATAAAACACATTAAGCTTTGGAATCCTTTAGATGATTACTATGGTTGTTCTCCTCTACAAGCCGCGGCAGAAGAAGTAGATCAACATAACCTTTCTTCTAAGCACAATATAAATCTTTTAAATAATGGGGCTAGACCTAGCGGTGCAGTAATATTTAAACCTAAAGACGATCAAGGGTTTTCAGTTAATTTATCAGAATCACAAAGACAACAATTACTTACAGATCTAAATAATAGATTTGTTGGATCAGGTAATGCAGGCAGACCAATGCTTTTAGAAGGCGACTTTGATTGGAAAGAAATGGGTTTAAGTCCTAAAGATATGGACTTTATTAACTTAAAACACATGAGCGCAACTGATATCGCACTTTGTTTTGGAGTACCAAGTCAATTAGTAGGTGTACCAGATAGTCAAACATATTCTAATATTGCAGAGGCAAGACTTGCTCTGTACGAAGAAACCATTATTCCACACTTAAAATTAATCCAATCTGATCTTAACGAATGGCTTGTTCCTATGTTTTCGGAAGAACTAGAGTTTTGCTACGACATAGACGGAATACCTGCACTAGCAGAAAGAAAAAGGAAAACCTACGAAAATATAACAAGCGCAGTTAATACAGGGATTATGACAAGGAACGAGGCAAGAGAAATAATAGGTCTTAGTCCAGTAGAGGGTGGAGATGATTTATATATAAATGCCGCACTTATGCCTATTGGTTCTGCACAAGTAGAAGAACCAGAAAATCCAATTGCAGAAGAAGATGAAAAAGAATATGAAGAAGATTTTTTAGATGATCTAGATCTAACAGAATCAAAGGACGAATTAACAAATTTTCCTAAAGCAGGAGAAAACAAGAAGATCTCTTTAAGAAATTCACAGTATCCCCAATTTGACTATGGTTTTGCCAAAGATGTGAAAAGTTCTTCGGTAGGTAAGGAAATATGGAAAACAGGTGGCAATATAAGAGGTAATGAAGCTTATATGCTTTGGGGTAGAGCCAGAGAAGGTTCTGAATCTCCTGCAGTTCTAAAATGGATAAAAGAAAGAGAAGCTTGGGCGGCAAGACACTTTAGAGATGGACAAAAGTTTAAGGACGGAAAGACAGAACCAAACCTATCAAATGTTGCAGGAGTAGTAGCACAAATGAAATGGGGTGTTATAGGTACTCTAGGCCAACAAGGTATGAAAGATGTAATCTTAGAATTAGATAAAAAGCTTAGAGGTAAAAAAGATCCAGAAGGAAAAGATATTGCAATAGAAGATACTTTTATCCTAGAAACAGATACACACGAAGGCGAAGTAGAAGATACTAAAGAACTTTCTGCTAGAGTTAAAGAAGCTTTAAAAAAGAAAGTAGATGAGCATAATGAGAAATATGGAGATAATCCTAAAAAGAAAACTAACCTAAGAACGCTCTCTGCTGTTTTTCGTAGAGGTGTAGGCGCATACAATACTAATCCTAGCTCGGTAAGACCAGGTGTAAGAAGGCAAGGTGGCGCTGACCGTTGGGCATACGCTCGCGTAAACAGTTACCTTTTTGCTTTAAGAACAGGACGACATCAAGGTGGAAAGCACGATACTGATTTATTCCCAGACGGACACCCTTTAAAAGCTAAAGGACCAACAGATTCACAGGGCAGACCTAAGAAAAAATGAATCTTATGATGCAACTTAAAAAGTTGTACTCTTTTAGAAGGGGCAGGGTATCAGTCGCACAAGAAATCAGAAGACAGACTGCATTTAGAAAAAACTTTGAGAGAGAACTACAAAGAAAAGTAAATACAGCTTTTCGTAGGTTTACAAGATCTTCTATGTTCTTATACCAAGAAACAGGTATCTACGAACCACAGGTTGCAAGAGATAGACTTAACGAAGAACTATTCCCAGTTATGCTCGCCTTTTATCGCAAAGTATTTCTAGCTATGTATTCTATAAACGAAGAATATTACAACCGAGCATTAAAAGACGAAGCAGAAGCAGTTGTCTTTGGTAAAAATAAAGATATAGAAGCTTTAGTAAAAGAGTATTTTAAAACTAAGGAATTAATCCTAGCAGGAATATCTGCAAGACAAGCTAACTCTATTGCAAAAGAAATAGAAAAGCTTAGATTAGAAGAATTAACTTTGCCTCAGATAGCAAGAGAAGTAACTAAGAAATTTACTAGAATACAAAGAAGCAGAGCCGCACTTATTGCAAGAACAGAAACACATAATGCCGCATCGTTCGCAAACCATAAATATCACATGGATATAGGCAACGACTTAGGAATAAACCTAAAAAAAAGGTGGTGTGCGGTAAATGACTCAAGAACTAGATCCTTTCATGCAAGTGCAAATGGTCAAACTGTAGATGCTAATAGCGATTTTATAGTTAATGGTATGCCTATGGCACATGCAGGAGATAGTAGAGGGGGTGCAAGTAATGTTATCAATTGTAGATGTGTGATACTCTACGTTGATGAAAATGATATTGTCAGATGACATCTAATGATAATATAATTTGATATGCCGATACCTAAACCTAAAGCAGGAGAAAGTAGAACGCAATTTATGAGTAGATGTCTAGGAGATAGCACTATGGTTGATGAATACAACAATGATCAAAGAATGGCTATCTGTGCAACAGCATACGAAGATTCCAAAGGGGATGATGAAAAAGCAAGGGTACGTAGAGATGTCTATACTACCGAAGAAGAAGCTTTGGAAAGAGCAAGTGAAATAGGTTGCTCTGGAACCCACTCCCACACAGAAGATGGCAGAACTGTTTATATGCCATGTGCTTCACACGATGCTTATATAGCTGCAGAAGGCAGAGATGTAAGTGGTTATCACGAAGATGAAGACGATGATAAAAAGAAACCTAAAAAGAAACCTATGAAAAAAGAGGACTGTTCTTGCGACGAGCTAAAAGATTACGAAACTGTAGTAGAAATAGCTGCAGAACTAAAAATGGGTCACGAGGACGACGAGAAGGAAGAAGGTGTATTTGAAGGCTATGGTTCTGTTTTTAATAATACTGACCTTGGAAATGATGTTATTAAGAAAGGTGCATTCCAAAAGAGTCTTAGAAAGAAAGGACCAAAAGGAATCAAGATGTTATATCAACACAAATCTGATATGCCTATCGGAGTATTTGAGAAGATCTCTGAGGACGAGAAAGGTCTGTACGTAAAAGGTAAATTAGCCTTACAAACACAAGCAGGCAGAGAGGCATACGAACTAATGAAAATGGGTGCTCTATCTGGTCTATCCATAGGTTTCAGAACCAACGAAAAAGGTTATCACTATGACAAGCGTACACGCAAAAGGATCATAGAAGATGTAGAATTAATGGAAGTATCTTTAGTAACTTTTCCAATGAACCCGAGGGCGCAAGTGGATATGGTTAAATCTGAGGATATTACTATTAGGGAATGGGAAAACGGAATGCGAGATGCTTTCAATCTTTCTCGTTCAGACGCAAAGGTAGCGGCAAAAGCCGTACACCATGTATTTGAAGAAAGGAAATCTAACGAGATGTTAGACGGAGATTCTAACGATGCAGAATTGGTAGAAGCCATAAGAAACTTAACGCAAACCTTAAAATCAATCTAGCGAGGTAAAAAATGGTAGATGAAGTTAAAGAGGTAGTGACGGAAATCGCAACTGCTTTTGAAGAATTTAAAAAAGCAAACGACGAGAAGTTAGACTATCTTGAAAAAGGGTTGAGTGTTCCAGTTGAGTTGAACGACAAGATAGAAAACATTGAAGAAAAAATGAATTCGCTTGAAGATATTAACCAACAGATTGCTCAACAAAAAGCGCAAAATGACTCTGTTAATGAGAAGTTAGAAAATCTAGAAACAGTCTTAAAAAGACCTTCTAGCGGTTTTGACACAAAACAAATTGACGAGCATACAAACGCTTTTGAGGCGTACTGCAGAAAAGGCATAGAAGGCTTAACTGATGTTGAGAAGAAAGCTTTAACTGTAAGTAATGATACAACTGGTGGATATCTTGCACCCCCAGAGTATTTAAGAGAGTTACTAAAAACTGTAACAGAAATCTCGCCTATCAGATCAATTGCAAGAGTTAGAAGCACTGGTCAAAGAAGCGTGCAAGTTCCTAAAAGAACTTCCACTTTTGCTGCACAGTGGGTAGCTGAAACTGGTACTCGTACAGAGACAACTGGCTATAACGTAGGGCTTGAAGAAATTCCTGCTCACGAATATTACGCTATGGTGGACATCTCTGAGCAAGACCTAGAAGATACTGTCTTTGACTTAGAAGCAGAAATGCAGTCTGAGTTTGCTACTCAATTTGCTAAAGCAGAAGGAACAGCATTTGTTTCTGGAGACGCAGTTGGAAAACCAGAAGGGATCTTAACTAACTCATCTGTTAGTTCTGTAAACTCTGGTTCTGGTACTGCTTTAACAGCAGACGGACTTCTAACTTTGGTACACTCTATTAAGAGTGAATACTCAAGAAACGGTACTTTTGTTTTCAACAGAACTACTTTAGCAGACATCAGAAAGTTAAAAGACACTGCAGGTCAGTATGTCTTTCAACCTGGCATGATGCTTACAGGCGGAGTAACTAATACAATTCTTGGCTACCCATACGTTGAGGCTACTGATATGCCTAGCGTTGCAGGTTCTGCTAAGCCTGTTGTATTTGGAGACTTTGCACGTGCATACATGATTGTAGACAGAGTACAAATGGCGGTCTTAAGAGATCCTTTCACACAAGCAACTACAGGTAATGTTAGATACATTGCTAGACGTAGAGTTGGTGGACAAGTGATTCAGCCTGAGGCCATTGTTAAACAAAACATAAGCGCATAAGGAGTAATACATGAAAGATTTAAGTAATAATATTGTTCCTGTAGTCAGCTTAGCTGCAGCTGTAAGAACTGCCGCGGCTAATGGTACTGGAGTTGATCTTCAAGGTTATGAAAGTGCTACTATCTTAGTGGACGTTGGTGCAGAAGGAGATACTCTTTCTAGCTCTGTTCACTTTGAAGTATCGCTTGAACACTCTGATGATAACTCTACATTCACTGACGTAGCACAAGCAGACATAATAGACGGTACTATTTCAGCAGATGGAATTTTCTTGAAGCTAGACGGTACAACTGGAGGCGACCCTGATACAACAGGTGGAATCTTTAGAGTTGGTTATGTTGGCGGAAAGCGATATGTAAGAGTTGTTCTTGCGAAAACTGGCACACACTCTAATGGCACACCTCTTGGGGCTATGGTCATTAAAGGACATGCTAGACATTCCGAAGATAATGCTTTTACAGCACATAACGCTTAATTAAGCACTTGAAGGTGGGATAGATCGGTATTTTTCTCTATCCCACTTTCTATATGGAGTAAGAAATATGGCAACATATAAAATATTAGTTCCTAAACCTGCATCGGCAAATGAACTAGGAACAGATACAAGGCTTTATAAGCATGACGAAATAGTAAATGCTAACGAAGGTTGGTTAGAAAACATAATGCAATCTTTTGTAGAAAATGGGTGGGCTATAGAAGTAAAAGCGGACGATTTATCAGATACAGAAACAACAGAACCTGTAAGGGCAAGAAATGAAAAAGGTCATTATATTGCAGATGATCCTAGTACCCCTGATGTAAATGAAGCTTATGAAGGTGGTAAAGCACCTAAGAAAACCACTAAAAAAACTACAAAGAAAAGTACGAAAAAAAAGACATCTTAGTGTGATAAGATGAAGTCAGCAGACGCGTAAATGGAAGATTCCATGCTTTTAACAAAAATTTATTTAGGGTTTTTTTATGGCAGCAGGATTCCACCATTTTATAATAGAGCAAGGCGCAACCTTTGGTAGAACGCTTACGCTTAAAGACTCAAGCGATGCCCTAGTCAATCTCACAGGCTACTCAGCCGCAGAAATGGATCTGCGTTACAATGCAGACGATAGTTCTGAAGTTCTTACCTTAACAGTAGGTAATTCAAGAATAACATTAGGTGGTTCTGCTGGAACTGTAATACTTACGATCTCAGCAACAGATACAGGAAATATGAGCGTAGGCGATGGAGTCTATGACCTAAAGCTAACTGCAGGCGATGGTACAGTATCAAGAATCTTAGAAGGCACATTTTCAGTAAGAGGTAACGTAAGTAGATAATGGCTATTAGTAAAATAACAGTCTCGGATGTAAGTCCAAATAATACGATTACCGTATCTGACAATAATCAGATATCTGTTGTAACTGTAGGCATACAAGGACCAGGTGGCCCAAATGCTATTTTAGGCAGATCAATCAAAGATGGATTTACTGCAGGATCTTCTGACAATGGCGCAGGTCTTATATACGATCATGCGAATGTAAGGTGGTTATCTACAGTAGATTCAGATGCTTCTAGTTTAAATTTTAAAATACCAAACCTAACTTTTTTAAGTGGGCAAACAGTTACCTCTATCTTAGACGAAGATAATATGGGTAGTAATAGTGCGACTGCACTTGCAACTCAACAATCAATTAAAGCTTATGTAGATGCCGAGCTAACTTCTCAAGATCTAGATTTTCAAGGAGATAGTGGGGGTGCTTTATCTATAGATCTAGATTCAGAAACACTTGATATTGCAGGTGGTACTGGAATAGATACTTCTGGTTCTGGAAATACACTAACAGTTGCAATTGATAGTACAGTAACAACTCTTACAGGCACACAAACTTTAACCAATAAAACTCTTACAGCACCAGTTTTAAATAACGTAGATCTTAATGCAGGAGATATTTCTTCAGACACTGTTATTAATAAATCTCCCACTATAACACTTGCAGGTGATTTAAGCGGTAGCGTACAACTCTCCAATCTAGGCGATGCCACCTTAACTGCAACAGTCATTAGTAACAGTGTCGCTTTAGGAACAGATACTACAGGTAATTACGTCCAAGACATAAGTGCAGGAGAAGGAATAGATGTCTCTGGATCTGGAAGTGAGACTGCCTCTGTAACAATAAGTGCGGAAGATGCAACTGCTTCTAACAAAGGTATAGCTTCGTTTGATTCTACTGATTTTACTGTAAGTTCTGGCGATGTCACTCTAAATGCGGAAAGAGTACAAGATATCGTAGGGGCAATGGTATCAAGCAATACCGAATCTGGGCTTTCTGTTACTTATCAAGATAGCGATGGTACTTTAGATTTTGATGCAGACGATTTCACTATTACGTTAGGGGGAGATCTATCTGGTAGTGCTACTGTAACTAATTTAGCAGATGCGACTCTTACCGCTACTATTGTTGCTAACTCAGTAGCATTAGGCACAGATACAACTGGAAACTATGTTTCTGAAATATCTGCAGGCGAGGGCATAGATATAAGTGGTAGTGGTTCAGAAACAGCAACAGTAACCATAACAGCAGAAGATGCTACAAGTAGTAATAAAGGAATAGCTTCGTTTGACTCTACCGACTTTACAGTTTCAAGTGGTGCGGTAACAGTTAATGCAGAAAGAATACAAGATATTGTAGGCGCAATGGTTGGCTCTAACACAGAGTCAGGAATTACAGTTACTTATGAAGATTCTGATGGAACTCTAGATTTTAATGTAGCAGATCCAGTAATTACTTTAAGTGGAGACGTAGCGGGTTCCGCCACCATGACAAATCTTGGCGATGTTACGATCTCCACTACCATACAAGCTAATTCAATTGCACTTGGTACAGACACAACAGGTAACTTTGTTGCTGATCTTACTGCAGGAGAAGGGATAGACGTATCTGGTGGTGGTTCTGAAAATGCAACTATTACGGTAAGTGCAGAAGATGCGACTGACTCAAATAAGGGTATCGCAAGTTTTGACAGTACCGATTTTACTGTTACTTCTGGAGACGTAACCCTTAATGCAGAGAGAGTACAGGACATAGTAGGTGCTATGGTGTCCTCTAATACAGAAAGTGGCATATCAGTAACATACGAGGACTCAGACGGAACACTTGATTTTAATGTAGCTGATCCTACACTGACCTTCACAGGCGATGTAACTGGTTCAGGCACTATGACAGATCTTGGCAATACTTCTATTGCTCTTACAGTTGCCGCAAATAGTGTGGCCCTTGGAACTGATACTACAGGAAATTATGTAGCCACTATAGCAGATGCAGGTAACTCTAGAATTACAGTAGCAAACTCTGGAAGTGAGACTGCAGGAGTAACTTTAGATATTGCAGACGATGCTATAGGAACTGATCAAATAGCTAATAATGCAGTAACACTAGGCACACAATCTACAGGTAACTATGTTGCAACAATAGCAGGAACCACAAACGAGATAGAGGTATCTGGATCAGGAAGCGAGACTGCGGCAGTAACTATTGGTCTGCCTGATGATGTAACTATCGGCGGTGCTTTAACAGTAACAGGTAACTTAACTGTTAACGGTACAACGACTACCCTTAATACAGCAACATTAGATGTAGAAGATCTAACTATTAGAGTAGGTAAAAATGCTACTACTTTATCTGCAACAAATGGCGCAGGAATAGAGTTTGGAGGATCTTCAAGCAAACCTACTATTACTTGGAATAGTAGCGATGGCAGATTAGTTTCTAATAAAATCTTTGCCGCAACCTCTTTTGTAGGAGATGTTGCAGGAAACGCTACGACAGCTACAACACTAGAAACTGCAAGAACCATACATGGTGTATCTTTTGATGGTTCTGCCAATATAGATCTTAGCGAGGTTGTCCAAGATACCGTTGGGGCTATGTTTAGCTCTAATACAGAAACAGGCATAACAGCTACTTACCAAGACTCTGATGGTACTTTAGATCTTGTTATTGGCACAGGAGATATAACTAATGCAATGCTTGCAGGTTCTATCGCAAATTCTAAGTTAGCTAATTCTTCTATAACTGTATCTGATGGATCTAATTCTACTGCTACTGCATTAGGTAGCACTATTACTTTTTCTGGAACTGCAAATGAAGTAGAAGTAGCAGAAAGTTCAGGAACAATTACAGTTGGCCTTCCTAGCAGTGTAGATATAACAACCGATCTAAGTGTTAGTAACGTAGATATTGCAACAGGCTCTATAGTTCTTAAAAACTCAGGTGCAAAATCTAAAATAGATTTTTACTGCGAATCCAGCAATGCACATTACACAAGATTAGAAGCTGCAGCTCATGCTTCGTACAGTGGCAACGTAACTGTTACTCTTCCAACAACAACAGGAACTTTAGCCCTTACATCTAGCAATATCACTGGTAATGCGGCAACAGCAACAGCATTACAAAACGCTAGAACAATACACGGAGTTTCTTTTGATGGAACTGCAAATATAGATTTATCAGAGGTGATACAAGACACAGTAGGTGCAATGTTCTCAAGTAACACCGAAACTGGTATTGCTGCAAGTTATGAAGATGGCGATGGCACTATTGATCTAGTCATTGGTTCTGGGGTAATAACAAATGCCATGTTAGCAGGATCTATAGCAAACGATAAACTTGCAGGATCTATAGCCAATAACAAACTTGCTAATTCTACAATTACAGTAACAGATGGCAGTAATTCTACCGATACTGCACTTGGCGGAACAATTACATTCTCTGCAGGGGAAGGTATAGATGTAGCTGAATCTTCTGGAACAATTACAATATCAGGAGAAGATGCTACTGCAAGTAATAAAGGAATTGCGAGCTTTACAAGCGACTTTTCTGTTTCTAGTGGCGCAGTATCTCTAGGAACTTCTGGTGTCTCTGCGGCTACTTATGGCTCTGCTACAGCTATTCCTGTACTAGCTATAGATGCAAAAGGTAGAGTAACATCTGCAAGTACTGCAAATATCTCAACAAGCTTTACTTTATCTGATGGCAGTAACACTCAAACAGTTGCAGGGGGAGATACTTTAACAGTTGCAGGAACAAGTAATGAGGTAGATGTTGCTGTAAGTGCTACTGATACTTTGACTATTGGATTGCCAAATGATGTTACTGTTTCTAATAATTTAACTGTCTCTGGAAACTTAGTTGTTTCTGGAACTACTACACAAACAGGTTCTGTTGTAACAGACAATAACTTTACTGGTCTTGCTAATGCAAATACAGGCAACAGTACTGACTTTGGATTCTACGGAAAATATGTAGAATCAAGCACTACTAAATATGCAGGGATCTTTTACGATGCTTCTACCGATAATACCTTTAGATTATTTGTAGATACCCAAACAGTTCCTTCTACTACAGTTAATACCAGTGCTACAGGTTATACGGCAGGTAATCTGGTTATAGGTGCACTTACTACTTCTGGAATAACTATTGGCAGTACTGCAGTTACTTCAACTGCGGCAGAGCTAAACATACTTGATGGTGTTACTGCTACTGCTTCTGAATTAAATATTTTAGACGGAGTAACCTCTACCACAGCAGAATTAAATATTCTTGATGGTGTTACAGCAACAGCTACAGAACTTAACATCATGGACGGTAATACAAGTGCTTCCTCCACTACATTAGCAGATGCAGATAGGTTAGTCGTAAATGACGATGGCACTATGAAACAAGTTGCCCTTACTGATCTAGAAACTTATGTAGAAGGTGCTATAGATACTTTAGCTAACTTAACTGCTGTAGGCGCAGGGGGGCAAACTTTAGCTGTAACAGGAAATCAGACCTTAAGTGGTAATCTAACTGTAAATACTAATTCCTTTAAAGTAGATGCTTCAAATACCAGAATAGGTATTGGACAAGCTACACCAACAGTTGCTATAGATGCAGGATCTAAAACAGATGCAATACTTTTACCAAAAGGCACAACAGCACAAAGACCAAGTGGTGCCGCAGGTCAATTTAGATACAACACTACACTTGGAAAGTTTGAGGGATATACTTCTGAATGGGGCGAGATAGGCGGTGGTACAAGTACAAACACTTTTGAAGTAAATACTTATACAGGCGATGGCAGTGAAACTGCCTTTACGCTTTCCCAAGCACCTGATAGTGAAGACAACATCATAGCTTTTATAGAAGGTGTATATCAAAACCCAAACGATTTTATTCTTAATGGCACAACGCTTACCTTTGACGTAGCACCTGCCAATGGCAGAAAGATAGTTGTATATCACGTAAAAGGCGCAGTAGCAGGCCAGAATCTAACTATATCTACAATGACAGGCGACGGTTCTGATACAACGCTTACTTTATCTATAGATCCTATATCAGAAAACAATGTGCAAGTGTACATAGACGGTGTTTATCAAAACAAAGATACCTTTAGTGTTTCTGGAACTACCCTTACTTTCTCAGAAGCACCGCCAAATGGCTCTAAGGTAGAAGCTATGACTCTTACCCAGACCGACATCAATACCGCAACAATCCTAACCGATGCAGACGGAGATACCAAAGTTCAGGTAGAAGAAAGCTCAGATGAGGACAAGATAAGATTTGATACCGCAGGAAGCGAGAGAGTTATCATAGACAATGCAGGGAAAGTTGGTATAGGAGAGAGCACACCTCTTGGAAACCTTCATGTCAAGTCTGGCGAATCAAGCGGTTCTGCTGATGCTAATGCAGACGAACTTGTCATAGAAGGTGCTGGGAATCACGGCATACAGTTTTTAGGTCCGAACAACTCATTTATGCAACTTCTGTTTGGGGACAACGATGACAGTGACGTTGGATATCTAGCTTATGACCACACTAATAACGCTTTGAGTTTTGGAGTCAATGCAGCAGAAAGAATGAGGATTGATTCTTCTGGAAATGTTGGAGTTGGAACTTCAAGCCCTGCAAGTAAGTTTCACATTTCAGCAACAGGAGAAGCTAGAATAATTTTAGAAGGTGATAGTGATAATGATAGTGGGGAAGAATCATCACTATTAGAATTGAGAACAGATGGCGGTGCTGTAAGACATAGAGTAGAGGCTACAGGCTCAAGTGGAAATGATTTAAAAATTACAGCAGGTGCAGACCAGACTACAAATACTTTAACCTCAGAAATAATTTTTGAAACTAAAACAGCAAATTCAGCAACAGCAGAAAGAATGAGGATTGATGCTGACGGTAATGTTGGCATCGGAGTTTCAAGTATAGTCAGAGAACCTCTACAGGTTCATAGAGCATCTTCTAGTGATGTACAAATACACATGACAAATACCTCTACAGGTACATCAGCTTCTGACGGTATGACTATATTTGCTAATTCTACAACGTCAGGATTTTGGCAAAGAGAATCTGCAAATATGCTTTTTGCTACAAATGGTACAGAAAGAATGAGAATTCAACCCGGCGGTGGAATTTTAGTAGGTGGTACCTCTACAGGTGGTACGGTAGCAGCACAAATTGAAGCAAATGGTGGCGATAGTGGAAGATGTTTTCAAAGTACAGTAACGGGAACGGGTTCAGCTAATGCAATAACATTTAATAATGGAAATGGACAAGTTGGTCGTATAACTACATCTGGTTCGGCAACAAGTTTTGTTGGTTCATCTGACTATAGAATGAAAGAAAACATAGTCTATGACTGGAATGCAATGACAAAGGTTAAAAACTTAAAACCTGCACAATTTAATTTTAAAACAAATACAGACGAAATAGTTGAAGGTTTTATTGCACATGAAGCTCAGTCAGTTGTTCCTTATGCTGTAGTAGGAGAAAAAGATGGTGAAGAAATGCAAGGTATGGATTATGGTAAATTAACTGCAATCTTAACAAAAGCAATTCAAGAACAACAAGAACAGATAGAAGCAATGAAAAAAGAAATAGAGGAGTTAAAAGGATAATATGGCAAACACAAAGATCCCTGTAGAACTGTCAAGTACACCAGGAATCGCAGACAGCAGTGATGCTACTGCTATAACAATCAACAGTAGTGAGCAGGTAGGAATAGGTACGACTAGTCCTGTTGCAACTTTACAGGTAAAAACACAGACAAACGGAAACTTAGCTTTTCAAAACTCAACATCAGTTTCTGGAGGTGTAAAGCTTAACTGTTTTAATGATGCGGCAAATGCCAGTTCCCCTTTTGAAATTGACGGCTCTACTTTGCAATTCAATGTTGCTGCAAGTGAGAAAATGAGAATTGATTCTTCAGGACGAGCAATGATAGGTACAACCGATGCAGGTTATCCTGATTATGGCGATAGCTTAACTCTTGGCGATGTTGATGGCGGTGGTGGTAATGCTGGAATGACCATAAGAAGTGGTTCGGGAAGTTATGGTACTTTTTATTTTTCTGATGATACAGGAACAGCAGCAGGTACTTACGCAGGAAAAATGCAATATAACCATAGTAATAATTCTTTGATATTTGCGACTAATAGCGTTGATAGATTCACAATAGACTCTTCTGGCAACGCTGTTTTTTCTGGCGCTACCATAACAGTTGGTGACAGTCATACTTTTGGTAATGGTGGAGGAGATAATTTACATATAGAGTCAAGTTCAGGCGAAAACATAGTCATTAATTCTGCAGGTGGAATTCATGTTTTTCAAGATAATGGTACAGAGCAGATGAGAATTTCTGGTGACAATGTTTTAATTAAAACTACAGACACAGGACAAAACTCGGGTACAGGTGTCAAATTTGTAAATACAAGACTCTATATGGTGAATGGTCTTACTAGTGGAGAACAAATATCATATTATGGGAGTGGTGGGTATAAATACTATGTGAGTGTTGCAGGTAAAATACATACTGCTGTAGGGCCAGCGGTTTATAGCGTTTCTGATGAAAGACTAAAAGAAAATATAAGAGATTACGATAAAGGATTAACAGATATTTTAAAACTAAAACCTAGACTTTTTGATTGGAAAGAAGGTGAAGGTAGTAATGAAAAAAATGTATCAGGATTTGTAGCACAAGAATGTGAAGCAGCAGGTTTTGATGAGTTTGTCGGAGACTTTAAGCATGATACTCTTACTGATGCAAAATCTTTTGGAGCAGGTGGATTAATACCTGCGCTTGTAAAAGCAATACAAGAACAACAAACAATAATAGACGACTTAAAGTCTAGGATAGAAAAACTAGAGGAATAATATGGCACTAACGAAGATCACAAGGGCAATATTAGATACAGGAATATCAGACAGCTCTGATGCTACTGCTATTACTATTGATAGTTCTGAAAATGTTGGCATAGGGGTTACAACTCCTTTTAGTCAAACACAAATTACAGAAACAGGCTGGTCAAGCGGTGCACCTTATGGAACAGTTTTAACAGTAACAGGTAATAATACTAATGATGCTAACTGGGGTCATTTGTTAATTACTGACAGCTCAACTGGAACAGGTAATGGTGGAATGTTGAGATTCGCAACAGGCTCAACATCTAGCGACATAAATCCTTTTGCTGGTATTGACGGTTTTACTGAGGGAAGTGCGTATGGTGGTTTAAAATTTTTGACCAGACCGAACGGCGGCACATCAACGGAAAGAATGAGAATTGATTCATCAGGAAAGGTTGGCATAGGAACTTCAAGCCCTGGAACTATCTTGCATACAAGAACATCAGATGCTACATCCAATAATAATGCAGGTGGTGGTTTTTACCATGTAAGTTCTTCAACAGCAGGATCTAGGATAGCTAGTGTTTTTTTAGATGCAGATAATGGTAATTTCAGCACAAGTTCTGATGGTGCTTATGCTTACATAGAAAAAATAGGTGGTGGTGGTAATTTAAATATTAGAAATCAAGATAGTTCACCTATAGCTTTTTATAGAAGTAGCTCAGAAAGTATGAGAATAGATGGCTCTGGAAATCTCGGTGTTGGTACTACAAGTCCTGATAGATTGTTTCACGTAAAAGGTTCTGCATCCACAGTAGCTAAATTTGCTAGTACAGGAAATATTGTCTATATAGAACTAAATGCAGCAGACCAAGTGGGAGCTGATGCAGGATATATAAAATACAACAATACTAAAGAAATGTCTTTTTGGACAAGCGACACAGAAAGGATAATCGTTGATTCTTCTGGCAATTTAAAACCTAAAACAGATGCAGGTTATTCAGGACACTCAGATTTAGGAAGTTCTAGTTTAAGATATGAGGATGCTTATGTTAGAGATGGTGTTACCACTGGTTCTGATAGAAATGAAAAAGAAAATATTACTGAAAGCAATTTAGGTTTAACTTTTATCAAAGAATTACAACCTGTTTCTTATACATGGAAAAATAATAGTTCTAATAGAACTCACTATGGTTTGATTGCACAAGACATAGAAACTTGGTTAAGTGACAATGATAAAAGCAATACAGACTTTGCAGGATTAATTAAAGAAGATATAAGCGAAGAACAAGATGGCTCAAACTATAGATATGGTCTTAGATATACAGAATTTATATCTCCATTAATAAAAGCAATCCAAGAATTATCAGCAAAAGTAGAAGAATTAGAAAAAAAAGTTTGATATGATGAAAACATTAACTTTAGATAAAGAGGTAAGATATGGCAGAAGCTAACACTGATGAAAGAACTCTCGTCATAAAAGACGATGAGGACAAAGAAACTGTTTACAAGGTTTCGGAAATGACGGAAGAAGCACAAGTTCTTTACGCAAAACTGGAACTGATAGGCAAGGACTCGCAAACCGTTAAGGCAAATGCGGAGTTCAAGCTAGAGCAGAACGACATATTGCAGAAGCACTACTTAGAGGCATTAAAACCTCTACTATCTTCAGATGAAGAAAAAACTGAGGAAGTAGAGAGTGACAAGCCAAAGAAAAAAAATAACTGATCTAGGCAAAGACACAGCACTTGCATTAGAGTCGCATGAAAAGATTTGTGCTATTCGCTATGAAAATATAGAAAAAAGGCTAGAGTCAGGCAGTCAAAGATTTGCCAGAGTAGAGGGCATGATTCTTGGTGTATATGTCCTTATCATAGGATCTCAAGTAATAACACAGGTGTTTTAATGGCAGGACTTAAAATTGCAACAGAACCAACACAAGAGCCATTATCTTTGCAAGAAGTAAAAGATTACTTAAGGGTTGAAGATAATACCGACGAAAGAATCCTCCAAGCTATGATAGAAACTGCAAGAAGATTTGCAGAAGAACATACAGGAAGATCTCTAATGCAACAAACAGTAAATCAATTTATTGATGGTTATGATGAAATGGAAGATCCTCTATTTGAGGGATTTAGAACTGGTCCTTTTCTTACCTATTATAAGAATTACATAACTCTAGCTAGGCCACCTGTAATATCCGTTACCGCAGTTAGTACGTTTGATGATTCAGATACAGAAACTACTTTTGCGGCAAGTAAATATTTTTTAGATAATGTAAGAGAACCTGCAAGGATTGTTCTTAGAAACGGCGAAACCTTCCCTACAAGCTTAAGAGTAGCTAATGCAATAAAGATAGTTTATGTTGCAGGATATACCTCGCCTTTTGCTATCCCAGAACCAATCAGACTAGGAATGTTGCAACATATTGCACATTTATACGAGCATAGAGGAGATATGTACAATGCAGTTGCTTATCCACCTTCTTTGCAAAAATTATATGCCCCTTATGTAATTATGAAGGGGTTATCTTCTTCTACTTTACTTTCTATAGGTTAAGAATGTCTGTAGGAATGTTGCGACACCAAGTATCGCTACAAAAACCCACAAATACTACCGATGCAGGTGGAGGGGCAGTCAAGACCTTTTCTACTTTAACTAAGCTTTACGCCTCCATAAAGCCTGTGTCAGGGCAAGAAAAGTATAGACAAGGCCAAGTACAAGAAAGCGTAACACATCACATTACGATACGTTTTCGTAAGGATATAGGCACTAATTATCGTATTCACTACGACGACAGAAATTTTAATATCAAACACATTAGAAATATTGATGAGAGAAATAGATATTTATTGCTTGTTTGTAATGAAGGAGAAGCAAATTGAACATTAAATTTTCTTTAAAAAATCTAAAAGGCTTTAACAGTCGCTTAAAAAAAAGATTTCAACAAGATGCTATGCAACAAGTTAAAAGAAATGTTACTAGAAGCACTCTAATAGTAAGAAACTTTGCCCTTGAGAATATTCAAAGAGGACAGAAAAGCGGTATAACCTACGAACTTTACAATCCAAGAAGAACACATACGTCATCTGCGCCTGGTCAGTTCCCTGCAACAGATACAGGCTTTTTAGTATCACAAATATCAACAAACGTAGAAACTAGAGGAAAACAAGTAATCGGACAGATTATAAGCTCTGCGCCTTACTCAAAACATCTAGAGTTCGGAACAACCAAGATGTCAGCTAGACCTTTTATGCAACCAAGTTTAGAAAAAAATAAAAGAAAGATTAGAGAGATCTTTAAGAAAGGGGGGTATATAGATTGAGTATTGGTCAATTTGCCTTACAAAGTAGGATCTATTCAACTTTAAGTGGCGATAGTAATTTAACATCTACATTAGGGGCAGGTGTGTTTGACGAAGTTTTAGAAGGTACAAGTTATCCTTTTGTAGCTATCGGAGAAGAAACTGCTGTTGATTATGGAACTAAAGATCTTGATGGTGGAGAATATACAATAAATATTCATGTTTGGTCGCAATATACAGGTGCCAAAGAAACCAAGAATATTATGGACAGAATTCACGATTTATTGCATGATAGTAGCTTAAGTGTAACTGGATTTAATCTTGTTAATTTAAGATTTGAATTTAGTGATATACTTAGGGATCCAGACGGAGTAACAAGACACGGTGTTATGCGATTTCGTGCAATAATTTTAGGAACTTCATAAAAGGAGATAAATTATGGCAGCACAGAAAGGTTCAGCAGTTCTAATCAAAGCAACTGTAAGTGGAAGTAAAGTAACCGTTGGTGGTTTACGATCTTCTTCTATTACTTTAAATGATGAAATGGTTGATATTACTAACAAAGATTCATCAAATAAAAGAACTCTTTTACCGCAAGGTGGTATTCAGTCTTTGACTATAAGTGGATCTGGTGTTTTCACAGACAGTACATCTGAGCAACAATTAAGAACTTCGGTTGGGGAATCAGTATTTAATACTTACGATTTTATTATTCCTGATCTAGGAACTTATACAGGAAGTTTTCAAGTAACTTCTTTAGAGTTTGCAGGGGAATACAATGGGGAAGCAACTTATTCTGTAACACTTGAGTCAAGTGGTGCAGTTACATTCTCAGCCGCATAGTATGAAAACTGTTGAAATAAAAAAAGGCAAAGATATTGTTTTAGGCACTTTCTATAAAGGTGTACTCTCTTTGCCAAATGTTCTTGGCGAGTCTGTTTCTGAGATAGCGTTTGACGGAAAGACCTATAAAGTTACGGACTCAAGATTGGACAAAAGAGACAATCTTATCTATTTAACATTAGAACTTCCAAAGGGAAGTTCAGGAGTAAAGTCAAATGACGAATCCGCTAAAGGGTGAAGTAAATATTGAATTAGGCTCTGAGACTTATAAAGCCAGACTTAATATAGATGCCTTGGTAAAAATAGAAACAGAGCTTGATCAAGGCATTTTAAAATTAGCATCTAGAATATCACAAGCAGATGTTCGCATTTCTGAATTAATTGTAGTTTTAAAAGCCGCATTACGAGGCGGTGGTAATAATTTACAAGATAAAGATGTAGGAAGAATTATTACCGATATAGGAATTGTACAAGCTAGCACAGAAGTTGCTAAGCTTCTTGCCACAACTCTAAGCGACCCAGAGGAAAGGGAAGAACAAGAGGGAAAGCAAGAAGTGGCGAACTAGCTGACGAGATCAGCTGGATTCGCTATATGCAAATTTGCATTGGCACGATACAGATGAGACCAAAGGATTTTTGGGATTTATCGCCAGTGGAAATGTACAGCGTTATTAAAGGCTTCAAACAATTTCATACTGCCGAGGAAGATTCCATGTCTAGAGGGGAACTTGATGAATTAATGGAGTTATATCCTGACTAATGGCAAATACAGTAGATCAGTTAATAGTTGAAATAAAAGCAGATACTAGAGATCTGCAAAGACAGCTTAAAAATATAGAAGGCAGAATAGGTGGTGCAGGTAAAGCAGGTGGTACTGCTTTCGTACCAATGATTGGTAGTCTTAAATCAATTATTCCTTTGTTAGCTTCTGTTGGCGCAGGTTTAGCAGGTATAGCCGCAGTTCAAGGTATTGCAAGAGTAGGTTCTGAATTTGAGGATATGCGCGATTCCTTAAACCAAGTATTTGGTAGCGTACAAAGAGGTAACTCTGCATTTAATAATATTCTTACTTTTGCACAAACAACTCCTTTCCAAATAGAAGATGTAACTAGAGCATTTATCTCCTTAAAAGGTGCAGGTATAGAACCAAATATGGATATGCTTCAAACCTTTGCTGATACTGCTTCTACTTCTATAGATCAATTAGGTGCATTTAATGCAATGGTTAGGCTAGTACAAAGATCAGCTGCAGGTGGTCTTGGTTTAGAAGAAATAAATCAATTAGATGATAGAGGTATTCCTGCAACTAAAATTCTTACTGAGGCTCTTGGTGTAAATAGATTGGAACTAAGTAAATTTGGACAAACTGCAGAGGGAGCTGCAGATATGGTTCAAAAACTAATAGCAGGTATGCAGGAACAGTTTGGTGGGGCCATGATAAATAAAATGGACAACCTTTCTACTAAGACTTCAAATATGACTATTGCTTTTAAGGAATTACAAAATTCAGTTTTTGAGGGCGGTTTAGGAGATTTCTTAGGAAACATTGCAGACAAACTAGGTGCATTAGCAACAAATGCGGCACGTACTGTTAGAGCTATAACTGGTAATGAAACTGCTTTTGATTTAACTGGAACTATGGATCCTTCTGAGCAGTTAGACCGACTTGCAAAACTTACAGAAGATACACAAAGGAGAATTGAGACAAGGATTGCAGAAGGAAAAGTCAGAGGTGGTGGATCTAAGAATCAACAACGAGATAGAGAACTTCTCCAAAACTTAGAGTTTATGACCATAGATGCAGAAGATGCTTTATTTGATGAAGCTATGAGGCAGAATCTAAGCGATACAGAGGTTCAAACAACAGAATTATCAAAAGCTATGGGAGAGTTAGATAATGTTGTTCTAGAAGCTTCTCAAACTTTATCAAGGGAATTCGCAGACGCTTTATTAGAAGGAGAAAGTTTATTAGGTAGTTTCTCTAATTTTGCTAAAAGTATCGTATCTGAAATTATTGCAACTTTTCTTAGACTTGCAGTTGTCCAACCTATTCTACAAGGAATTTTTCCAGGTATGTCTTTTGGAACTGGAACACTTCCGCAATCTGCAGGAGGTGGTGTAGCAACACATGGAAGGCCAATGCTTGTAGGGGAACGTGGTCCAGAATTATTTGTACCTCATGCACCTGGCAATATTGTAAATGCTGCAGATACTAGATCAGCAATAAGTGGAGGAGGTGTTGTTGTGAATCAGAATATAAGCTTTGCAACAGGTGTTGTTCCTACAGTTAGAGCAGAAGTAACTAAGATGCTTCCTCAAATTGCAGATGTATCTAAAGCCGCAGTATTAGATGCCACTTTGAGAGGTGGATCTTTTTCTAAAGGTATGAGAGGTAGAAATGGCTAAAGAAATTACAATGCCAAATACTCCTAATTTTTTATCTAGTGAGTTTTCTTTAATAAGAACAATAGGAAACACAGTAAGTCCTTTTACAGGACAACAAAAAACCCAAGAGTTTGATAATGTTTTTTGGCAAGCACAAGTAACTTTGCCACCTATGAATAGAACAACTGCAGTAAATTGGCAATCTTTTCTATCTAGGTTAAAAGGCACAACAAATGTTTTCCAATTTGCAGATCCAGATGCTTTAACTAATACAGGAACTTACGATGCTTCTGATTTAAAAGCAAACGCTAGGATAAATGATACAAGTACAACTCTTACGTTTAGTGGCAGTACGATTACATCTAGTGATTCTGTATTTACTAATGCCAGAGTTGGAGATTATTTTGTAGTAACAGGTGCAAGTAATGAAGCTAATAATGGCACACATAAGATAACTACTAAAACAAGTGCTACTGTCGTGGTCGTAGATAGCCTTCTCACCGCAGAAAGTAGTACAAGTGGGTGTAAGGTCCAACAGAACATAAAAGGCGCACAGGGGCTTTCTTTACAAGCTACAAGTAACTCTGCTGCAGGATCTATTGCTGTTGGAGATTATTTAGGAATCTTATCTGGAACTTTAACCACAAATCAACCTGTACAGCTTGTATTAGTTACCGAAGCCGCAACAGAAACTTCAGGATCGCCGAATGAGTTTGCAGTAGGTATAGAACCTAAATTAAGATCTAATCTTGCCGATAATACTTTAGTTAAGTTTGCAAGTCCGAAAGGGTTGTTTAGATTACAAAGTAACGAGGTTTCTTGGTCAGGAGATAGAAACAGTATCTACCGAATAAGTTTTTCTTGTATGGAGTCACTCTAATGGCAACTAGACAGGGTATAGATAGTTCAATTATTAATGCATTAGCAGAAGATAATACTTTTCCTTTTATCGCAGTAAAAACCTTTTTTGATTCTGGAAACGTAAGAGTGTGGTCTGGTAATAATGATGCAACTATAGAAGGAGAAACTTATTTAGGCGCAGGATCTTTAATAAGTATTGGCGATATAGCAGAAACTGCAGAGCTTTCTAGCAATGGTATATCTATAACTATTTCTGGCATGGATTCTACTGTTCTTAATCTTGCTCTAACCGAGAACTATCAAAATAGAAAAATAATTGTATTTCTTGGTTTTCTTGATGGTGGTACTGACGAGGTAAAAGGAGTTTTAAATGCTTTTACAGGGCGAATGGTTTCCATGAATATTTTAGATTCAACGGATAGTTCTACTATTGTTATAAATGCAGAAAATAGACTTATTGATATGAAGCGACCAAGTAAGCTACGTTATACAAGCGAATCTCAGAAATTCATCTCAAGCACAGACACTTCTTTTAATAGAGTTATGCAAATGATAGATAAGGAAGTTGTTTGGGGTAGGAAGTCAGCAACAAATTCTAGTTTAGCTGATGACACTGATGATGTTTATGGCATACATGAGTCAGGTTTCTAGAAATGAAAAAATTACCACAATGGGAAATACTGCTTTTTGATTTTATAAGCAGTAATACACAAAAACCTTTCAAGTGGGGTAAATGGGATTGTTGTATTTTTGTTATAGAAGCAGTCAAAGCTATGACAGGAGAAGCAATCGTTAAAGTTTCTTGGACTAATAAATTAGAAGCATTATTTTTTATTAAAGAGAACGGTAAAACAATAAACTCTGCTACTACTAAATTTCTTAAAAAGGCAGGTTTAAAAACTATAGAAAAAAATTTTATTACTGCTGGCGATGTAGTGTTGTTAAAAGATGTGCATAACAACAATGAAAAAATTATGGGTATATGTACAGGTAACTTAATTGCCTGTGTTAGTGAAGAAGGTATCTCTTATAGAGAAAATCAAAGCGCAGTAAAAGTGTGGAGGATAGATGGCTGACGCAGTAAAAGCCGCACTAGTAGCTGCAGCAATAGCAGGAATTATTGTAGCAACAGGAGGTGGAGCCGCACCTGCTTTCTTTGGATCTACTGCTATTTTTGGATTAGGTGCAGGAACTGCCGCAAGTTTTGTTGCTTTTACCGCAACTATGGCTTTTGTAACAACAGGATTACAAACAATGATGGCGCCTTCTATACCATCTGCAACAAATCAAAACTTTGGAACTAAAGTTGCTTCTAGATCAGCAAATGCCCCAAGACAAATTGTTTATGGACAATGTAGAGTTGGAGGAACGATTACTCATATAGAAACTACTGGTACTACAAATGATGTTTTACATCTTTTTATTGCAGTTGCAGGACATACTATTCATAGTCTTGAAAAGGTAATAATAAATGAAACTGTTATAACTCTTGGCTCTGATACTTCTGCTTCTACTATAAATGGAACAACAGTAAATACAGTTACACATTCTAACTTTACAAATACCGAGAACGAGCAAAACTTTGGGAGTGGACGATTAATAAGATTTACTTTTAATGATGGTTCTCAAACAACTAAAAATGCTTTTGCACAAGCACAACTAGGAACAACCTCAGTTCCAAATACTCACGTTTTTAAAGATGTAGCTTACGTTTATATGCAATGTGTTTACGATCCAGAAGTTCTTCCTAATGTGCCTAACTTATCTTTTATTGTAAAAGGTAAAAATGTTTTTGATCCAAGAACAAATGCTGTTTCAAATTCAGACTTACAAAGATCTAACCCTGCATTAATTATTAGAGATTTTCTTACCGATACAACTTATGGACTTAAAGCTGTATCTGACGAGATAAATGATACAACCTCTGCAGGTGGTTTTGCGGCTGCAGCAAATACTTGCGACCAAGACGTTACCCTTGCTGATGGCAGTACAACAGAAACAAGATATACAGCAAATGGTTTTACGGATATGTCTGCTGATGGTCAAGATGTTTTAGGCGGATTATTAAGTTCTATGGCAGGCAGTCTTACCTATGCTAATGGTAAATTTAATGTTTTTGCAGGTGCAAATCAAAGTCCTTCTTTAACTATTACTGATGATGATGTTTTACAAGCGCCTTCAATCACAACGAAAACAGCAACAGGAGAAATATTCAATACAGTAAAGGCTTCTTTTGTAGATGAGGAAAATAAGTTTGTTGTTGCAGATGCACCTGTTTTTCAAAGCAGTACATTTTTAACTCAAGATACTCCAAGTGGAGAAACTTCGGCAAACTTTGTTAAGACTATGGAACTTAAATTGCCTTTTACTACAACACATACTGCGGCACAAAGATTAGGAAAGATTGCTTTATTACATAATAGACAAACAACATCAATACAATTAGTGGTTCCTCTAAAATTTTTACGATTACAGACTAAAGACTATGTAAGAGTAACAAATGAAAGAATGGGTTTTGATAGTAAGTTATTTGAAGTGCTTACTGTAAGCTTTACTTCAATAACACAAGACGATATCCAGATTCTTGCATGTCAGTTAGATCTAAAGGAAATTGAATCTGCTGTTTACGATTTTGCAACTAACGAATACTCAACTCCTATACAACAAGGAACTGTAGTTAATACAGGCGATAATTCAGTGCCTACACCTTCAAGTGCAAGTGCTTCTCAGAGTGCAACTGTAGAAGGCACAACTACAAAAATAAACATTACTGTAACTTGGACAAACTCAACAGAGATTGGAATACAAGGAACAGAAGTGCAGTATAAATTAAGTGGGGATAGCAACTATAGTTCTTTGCTTGTAGGTAAGTCGCAATCTGTGGCAACTATACCTAACGTAACTGTAGGTCAAACTTATAATATTAGACTAAGACACTTTACTTACGATAATGTTTATTCAAGTGTAGTTGCTCTTAATAATCTTACAATAACAGCAGTAACAGCATTACCCGCAACGCCTACAAACCTAGCTGTTGCTTCTGATAATCCTTTATTGATAGGGGTAAGTTGGACGAATCCAAGTAATACCGACCTTCGTGCAGTCAAGGTTTATAGAAAAACAGTAGATACAACACCAACAAGCGACAGTGACGGATTGGTAGAAACTATTTATGGGGAACCAGGCCAGAAATCCTTGTTCTTTTTTGGAAAGCATGACGGTCTTTCTGCAGGCACAACATATTTCTTTTGGGTAAGAGCAGTAAATCATTCTGGAGTAAATTCAGCTTTTTCATCTTCGGTTTCTGGCTCTTTTAAGAATATTGTGTCAGGAGATGTAGATACTACTTTTAGCAATACTATTGCTTTTAAGTCTAACCTAACAGATGGAGCAACTGTAATTTCAGGTAGTAATATATCAACAGGAACTATTGATGCAGACTTAATAGGAACAGGCACTTTAAATGCAAATACGATTGATGTTACAAACTTAAACATAGGTGGTTCGGCAATACAGAACTCCATAGGCAAGATAGAAGGATTTGCTACCACACATAACACAACCCCAAGTAATGCAAGTTCATCAATTTCAGGTCTTTTGAATACTACTTACCCTTACGGTAATTCTTCATCTGATATGGAAATTATTAGAAACCAATCTTTTACAACTGCTACAAACTTTGCAGGTGGCTCTTCAAAAAATGTAATAATTACTTGTTTTTTTACCCCAGTTGGAAGTGTCACAGGCAGTGCTGAAGTTATTGCTGCACTTGCCCTTTACACTTCAAGCGCAAATTATCCAACAAGTAGTGCAATTACTTCTACGAAAAGACTTACGACAGGAACAACTGCAATACAACCTGTTTTGCTAGGTCTGAACGCAACTATTGCCCAAAATACAACTCACTATATAAAGGTGTATGGAAAAACTTTTAATTTTAGTTCAAGTGGTGGACAGCAGGGTTTTGGGTCAGTAAGAATACAAGTTTATAATTTAGCAGGATAATGGGCAGAACATACGAAGCAGGAGAAGATATTGTAACCCTAGATTTTTTAAGGGATATGAGAGATGACCTGTTGCAAGAATGTGATTGGACACAGATGCCAGATAGTCCTTTATCTGATAGTAAAAAAGCAGAGTGGGCAACTTATAGACAAGCCCTAAGAGATTTACCTGAAAACTACACTAATTCAGACTCTACAACTGATATTGTCTGGCCTACGAGACCATGATTAACGAAGTTCTTTGGTCAGGTTTATATTTTCAAGAAGGACATTTTGTTTCTTTTAAAGTGTTAGAAGATAACTCTGTTGTTATAAAAGAGATCTTACAAAAGAATCAAAACGAACACGAAAGCGAGAAGGTTACAGATATAGATGAGGCATTAGAATATCAAAAAAAACTACTTAAATTTGGATATGAAGAAATCGGAGGCTATTTATGAACGAAGAAAAAAAAGAAACTATTAAGAAAAAACTTGAACTTGATATTGACGTAACACCTCAAAATCAATCTCAGAATCCTTACCAAAAATGGATACATCTTGCCAGAGCGGTAGATTCTTGGCGAATATTCCCACGTTTATTTTTAAGTGTTTATATTTTCTTGCTGTATTACTCAACTATGTGGTTTATGAGTTTAGAAGATCCTACCCTAGAACAAAGCGGTTTAATTTCAATTATTGTAGGTGCAGGTGCGGCTTGGTTTGGACTATATGCAGGAACGTCTAATTCAAGTAAAAATTTTAAAGGCGAAGATTGATTGCAATAATATTAAATGTTCTTTTGTTAATTTTTCTTCTTTGGGCTAAATTTTACAAAGAGTATTTAGAAAGAAAATATATGAAAAGATACCTTGAACATCTAATTAGAGAAAGAAAAAAAAGAGAAAATGGAAATATTTAATTTAGTTGCAGAAGTAGGAGTACCGATAGCAGGTGCACTTACTATGGCTTATTTTATATTTCTAGTTATGAAGCAATTAATGGACGGTTTAGTGTCTGAAATAAAGACAGTACAGGGTATAACCGAGATGCTCATATCAAGAGCGCATACTATGAATAACGATATGATTCGTATAGATACAAGTGTTTCTGCCGCATTAGATCTTAGCCCTGACTTAAACCGTATAGCAAGAGCAGAAAACTTTGTAGAAGATGGCAAGATAGATGCCAGAAGAGATTAATGGATATAGTTCAACTTATTGCAGATTTTGGCTTTCCTGTAGTCATGGTTATTGGTCTAGGTTATTTTGTGTATTTTGTTTGGCAAACAATTACTAAAGTCATAGATCCTGCAGTACAAGATATGAAAACTACAGTTATAAGATTGACAGATCAATTAAGACTTTTAGATCAAGATATGATCAGACTACAGCAAAAAGTAAATACAGTGTTAGAATTAAAAGAAGAAAATAAATTAAAAGATGACAACGAAAAAGAAGAAAAAAAGGACTAGAGAAGAAGAAAAAGATCTTGCCTTAATTATATTTATGTATATTGGTTTGTTTCTTATAGTAGGAATAGCTGTTAATACAGCTTTAGCAGATGAAATGGTCTTTAAATTTAAAAGTCCAAGCTTTTCTGGTTTAAATACATCACAACATTACTTAACTATAGAAAATCAAGAATATTCTAGAAATAAAGCTTTAATAGAAGAAAAGAAAGCACTAACAGAACAGTTAGCAAGAGAAAGTAATAATACAACTCTTGCAAGATTTATTAGAAATTTAGAATCTAGAGTGTATGCACAACTATCAAGACAATTAGTAGAAAATCTATTTGGAGAGACAGCTTCAAAGTCTGGATCTCTTACTTTAGAGGGTAATCTTATTGAATACTCCTCTGACGATAAATCTATTACTCTTACAATCACAGATGAAAACGGTCAAGTTACAACTATATCTTTTCCTATTGATAGCTTTGCTTTCTAGCTGTGGCACAATACCAGTAGAAAAATTAGATAACTTTGCAATAACAAAGTTTCCTCATGTAAATGCAATAATTAATAGAGAACTGCTAGAGGTAAAAGAACCAAACGAAAAACTAATAGTTGCAGTTTATCCTACAGGATTTACCGATCAAACAGGTCAGAGAAGATCTAATAGTACCTATGCCTCTTTTAGTTCTGCAATAACACAAGCACCACATAATTTACTTATTAGGTCTTTGCATGAAGCAGGTATGGGAAAGTTTTTTACTGTAGTTGAAAGAGTATCTTTAGAAAATCTTACAAAAGAAAGACAGATTATAAGAAGCACAAGAAAAGATTTTGAAGAAGAACAAAAACTTAAACCCTTGCTTTTTGCAGGTATGCTTTTTGAAGGCGGAGTAGTTGCCTACGAAAGCAATGTAAGATCTGGAGGTAACGGAGCAAGGCTTCTCGGTGTTGGAGTAAGCAAACAATATAGGCAAGATACAGTAACAGTAAGCTTAAGATTAGTTTCTGTTTTATCTGGGAGAATCCTTGTAGAAACTACAGTTACAAAGACAATCTTAAGTTCTGCAACAAACGGAGATGTTTTTAGATTTGTAAAAAATAATACAGAATTATTTGAAATTGAAAGCGGAAACGTGGAAAATGAGTCAGTAACTATTGCATTGCAATCTGCTATAGAGTTCGCAGTTCTCAGAATCATAGAGAAAGGACATAGAAAAAAACTATGGAGTTTCAAGGAATGAAGAGAATAACAATTATATTTTTTATATCTTTTTTTTCAGGGTATCTGTTAGTTGCAGATAATGAAGTATCTATTGACCAAAGCGGTGCTACATTTAATTTAGATGTTGAACAATTAGGTGCTGGCAACCTTATTGGTGGATCAGATGCTGTTTCAGGTACTATGACTGCTCTTGATTTAGACGGTGCAACTATGACACTTGATATTAACCAGATAGGAGATGCTAATAAATTTAAAGGGGATATTACAGCAGATAGTTTTACAGGGTTCTTTGAATTTGATGGAGACTCCAATATTTTTGATGTGCAAATAGATCCTAATAACACCTTCGGCGCAGATAGTTCAAATTTACAGGTAAACATTACAGGAAGCAGTAATGATATGTCGCTTGATCAAGCACTTTCTGCCATGGCAAGTTCTTTAGATTTAGATTGGACAATCCAAGGAGATACCAACACAATTGATGCTGACATTGATATTGATGGGGCCACAAACTACATGAATATTGATGGAGATGATAATACTGTAAATTACAACGGAGACGGATTTGCAGGCGGTTATTTTCATTTAACACATGATGGCAACAATAGAGAAATCACAGTTACACAAGCATCTACACAAGACAACGATTGGCTTAAGATTACTTCTGATGGTAATAATGGTACTTTCTGTATCATTCAAAACGACCAAGGCACAAGCACAAGCTGTCCTTGATATTGGCTCTGTAGAAGAAGTTTCTGGTTTTGCACAAATAAAGAGAAAGGAAACTTTCTCAGTTACACAAGATTTTAATATCCAGTCCTATGACCAAGCACAGACAGAAGCAGGTCGTATGGGTATTAGATTTATAGACGATACAACAATAAAAATTACCGAACACTCTCAAGTTATAATAGATGAGTTTGTTTTTGATCCTAACCCTGATAACTCTAAACTTGCAGTAAGTTTTGTTAAAGGAACTGCTAGATTTACAAGTGGTCTGCTAGGCAAAATAAATAAAAAAAACATGGTTGTAAAAACTAACAGTGCAGTTGTTGGAATTAGAGGTACAGATTTTACAGTTACAGTAGAAGCAGATACAGGAGAAAGTCTTTTTATCCTTTTACCAAATCCTGATGGTACTGCTTCTGGAGAGATAGTTGTAAAAACTTTATTAGGAGAAGTAGTCTTAAATCAACCTTATCAAGCTACGACAACCACAACGTTTGAGTCTGCCCCTTCTAAACCAGTAATTTTAGATCTAACTCTTGAATTTATAGATAACATGCTTATTGTAAATCCACCGAGAAAAATTAAAGAAGAAGAAGAAAATGTAGAAGCAAGACAAACCGATATATTAGATTTTGACGAATTAGAATACGATGCTCTAGCAGAGGACGAATTAGAAACTCAAGAATTAGAATTTACTGAACTTGATTACGATGCTCTAAATGTAAATTTCTTAGAAGATCTTTTAGACATTATTAACGAGTTAGACAAGATAGAAGAAGAAGATCAGCTTAACAGAGTAGCTACTTCTATAGATGTAAAAGGAACAAATGTGGGCCAAGATACAAGCACACAAATAACAACTATTGTTTCTGGACAATCTATAAGTATGAAAAGAGAAGTAAGCGACAATGCAAATATTACTATTGATGGTAATAGTTCTTACACAGTAATTTTAGAACAAGGTGGTGTAATGAACGAGGTTAAAGTAAATGGTGGCAGTTCTTCAACTATTGTAATAAGACAAGGAAGCGGATAACATTTGCAATCATGGGTTTTAAAATATCATTAGTTTTAGGGGTTTTCTTAATTAGTAGTTTGACTGCATCTGGAATTTATATAAAAACCCTTAATAATCAAATCTCTACACTTAAAGCAAATCAAATTATTCTAGATAGTAAAATCAAAGAACAAAACGAATCTATAAAGAATTATTTAGCAAAACAAAAGGAAAACTTAGAGCAGATAAACTCTTTAGAAAAAGATAAACAAGAAGCTACAAGAGCAGTTACTGAACTTAGAAATAAGTTTGCACGACATAATCTAAATAATCTTGCTCTTATGAAACCAGGATTGATAGAGAATAGAGTAAATAAAGGATCTAAAAAGGTGTTTGACGAGCTAATGTCTTTAACTTCCCCCCTTGTAAAAGATGAGAGTTCTCCTCTTAATTAGCTTGTTAGTCTTGGGTGGCTGTGCGTTGCCCAAGGCTCAACCTATAGATGTAAGGACTATTGCAGAGATCCCCCCTATGTACCACCCACCTTTGCCATTAGAAATTCAAGGATTGCCTGTAAAATGGAAAGTTTTAACACCAGAAATTATGCAAGAATATTTAGATCTAGTTAAAGAAGGTAAAGCACCTGAGATCCCTTATTATGCTTTAACAACACAGCAATATCAGAATCTATCTGTCAATATGGCAGAAATAACTAGATATACAAAAAACATACTTGCGATTGTAGAATATTACAGAAACATAGATAAAAAAGACGATAATTAGCTATAATCAGTAACTTTTCAACACAAATACGATGTGTGCGAGAAAAAATAGAAACAAAATAAGCTATACACTAAAAAGGTTGCAAAGACATTTATGGGGGTGGGCAACTTTAGCGATAAATCTCCAAATGATGATTCTCCATGAGAGATGCTTACTTGCCTATCCCCACCACATCAATTAGACTTACGAAAAAAGGAGAATGCAATGGCAAACTCAAATGTTACACCCTTTGTCTATAATGCCACTTTAGATAGAGTTGTTGATGGCGATACCATAGATGTTATTTTAGATCTTGGCTTTGACGTACAACTTCACAATCAAAGATGTAGATTAGCAGGTATAGATACCCCAGAATCAAGAACTAGAAATTTAGAAGAAAAAGCTTTAGGTCTAAAAGCTAAAGCAAGATTACAGGAATTATGCACAGGATCTTTTAAAATCCAATCTTTAGGCAAAGGTAAATATGGCAGAATCTTAGCAATTCCATATACAGAAGATGGCAAAGATATTTGTCAGATGCTTATAAAAGAAGGTCATGCAGTAGAATATTGGGGCGGAAAGAAAACCGCAAAAGTAAAACAAGACGGAACGTGGGGAGAAGAATGAAAATATCAGAAGAAGGAATAGAACTTTTAAAAAAGTTTGAAGGTTGTAAATTAGAAGCTTATCAAGATTCTGTAGGTGTTTGGACTATAGGATATGGTCACACTAAAGGAGTTTATAAAGGCATGACTATATCTCAAGATGATGCAGAAGAAATGCTTGAGGAAGAAATGGAAGAATATGAAGGCTATATAGAAGAATATGTAGAAGTACCCTTATCTCAAAACGAATTTGATGCCTTAGTTTGTTGGGTTTACAATTTAGGGCCAACAAATCTTAGAAATTCTACG